CCGAAAAAGGTCGCGGAGGGATAGTTAGATGAGCACAACGACGATGCTGCAGCTGGTTCAGCAAGTGACCGCTGAACTTGGCTTACCGATCCCCTCTACGGTTGCTGGCAATCCAAACCAGGACGTAGTTCAGATTCTGGCGTTAATGAACGCAACGGGATACGAGCTGCTTCGTCGCGCTGATTGGAGAGAACTGACCAAACAGCACACTTTTTACACCGAAGCGCTGTCGACAACGGGAACCTGGTCCACCTCTAGCTATACGATCACCGGCATCCCGTCGACAGCGACTTTGGACACCACTTACCAAGTCCAGGGCGTTGGCATTCCGAATGCTACTTACGTCACCGCGGTGCCCTCAAGCACGTCAGTTACGGTGAACTATGAACCTACCCAGGCTCAGGTAGACGGAACGCTGACGTTTCAAAAGGTCAAATATGACCTCCCGGCGGACTATAACTCCTCAGTCAACCGCACCCATTGGGACAAAAGCAAACGCTGGGAAATGCTTGGCCCTGAGTCGCCGCAGCAATGGGAATGGCTGCTCTCGGGTTACATCAGCACCGGCCCGCGTATTCGCTATCGACTGCTTGGCAAGTATTTCCAAATTTGGCCTGGCATGAATGCCGGCGAGTTGCTTGGCTTCGAGTACCGCAGCGTTTCCTGGGCGGCTTCTGTTACCGGAGCGCCAAAGACCAGCTTTACCGCAGACAACGACACTTGCATCTATCCCGATCGCGTGATGGTGCTGTCGACCAAACTCAAGTATTTCGAGGCAAAAGGCTTTGATACAACGGCAATTTTCCGCGATTACTTAATGGAGCTGGAGACAGCGATTGCTCAGGATACGGGCGCAGCAAACCTATCGTTTGCTCCGCGTCCTGGCACCGTGTTGATCGGTTACGACAATATCCCAGATTCGGGTTACGGAGCTGAGAACTTCTAATGGTTGTCGCACGTCGCAGATTGGTGCAGAAATCTCGAGCGAACGTCGCTTCGCTGCCCGCACCTGTGGGCGGCTGGAACGCGAGAGATTCGCTTGCCAACATGGCACCAACGGATGCAGTTACGCTGGAGAACTTTTTTCCGAGCGTATCCAACGTCAATTTGCGTGGCGGGTATACCAAACACGCAACCGGACTGCCTGATGATGTAGAAACTTTGATGAGCTACTCGGGAGCAGCGACCGACAAACTCTTTGCAGTATCAGATGGCAAAATTTACGACGTAACTTCTGCCGGTGCAGTCGGTGCTCCGGCGGTTAGCAGCCTGACTAATTCTAGGTGGCAGTACACTAACGTGACCACCTCGGGCGGCAATTATTTGTATGCCGCAAACGGTGTCGACAAACCGTTGCTGTACAACGGATCGACCTGGACGGCAATTGATGGCGTTTCAAGCCCAGCGATTACCGGGGTGACGACGACGACGCTAAACCATCCAACGCTATTCAAAAATCGGGTGTGGTTTACGCAAAAAGATACTCTAAAAGCTTGGTATCTGCCGACCTCAAGTGTCGGTGGGGCGGCTCAGTCTTTTGACCTGTCAGCGATCGCAAGGCTTGGCGGATATTTGGTGTCAATGGCGAGCTGGACCATTGATGCGGGTTACGGCGCAGACGATAACTTAGTTTTTGTCACGAACAACGGCGAAGTTATTGTTTATCGCGGGACGGACCCCTCTAGCGCGTCAACCTGGGCATTGATCGGCGTATGGATTGTCGGTGCTCCAATTGGAGAGCGCTGTTTAATGAAATACGGCGGTGATTTGCTGGTGTTGACTCTTGATGGCCTGATACCGCTGGCTTCCGCCCTGCAGAGCTCAAGATTAGATCCCCAGGTCGCGCTATCAGACAAGATCCAGGGCGCTTTTGCCGCAGCCGCTGCGACCTACGGCAACAATTTCGGTTGGTGTTTGCTCTACAACGCCAAAAACAACGCGCTAATCGTCAACGTCCCGGTAAGAGATGGCGGGCAAGAGCAGTTTGTGATGAACAACATCACAAAGGCATGGTGCAAATTTACGGGTTGGTACGCCTTTCATTTTTCGTTGCTTAACGACGAGCTTTATTGGGGCGGAGCGGGATTTGTTGCGAAAGGCTGGGTGACGGGTTCAACTGGCTATGTTGATGACACCAACAACATCAACGGTCGGTGTCTCCAGGCGTTTAACTATTTTGAGACGCGAGGCGTAAAAAAGATTTTTACACGCGCTCGCCCGTCAATTTTTAGCAATGGCACCCCCGCGATCACGGTCGGAATCAATGTTGATTTTAGCATTGCTGACAACGTAGCCCCGTTGTCGTTTACGCCCCCGGTTGTGGGGTTGTGGGACACCGGCCTATGGGATACGGCGATCTGGGGGTCTGACCTTGAGATCCAGAACAACTGGCAGGGTGTTACGGGCGTAGGGTTTTGCGGCGCGATTGCGCTTAACAGCAGTTCCAATAAGCTCAACATCCAATGGGCATCAACTGACGTAGTGTTTCAATTAGGATGGGCTGGCATATAGTCAATAGCAAAGAAGTTGCTCAATGGATTGCTGATAGAACGACAGGGTTCTACAGCGATCGCTCAGTTGCTTTGGGTTTGAAAAAAAACGACCAAATCGTCGGTGGTGTTTCGTACGACAATTGGAACGGCCGATCGATCTTTGTAAACATTGCTTTAGAAGACCGGATGACCCCCGCGTTTTTAGCGGCAATTTTTGATTATCCGTTTAATGTTTGCCAGGTTGAAAAACTGATTGTGTCTGTAAGTAGTGGTAACAAAAAGTCGATCAACCTGGTTAAAAAGATGGGTTTTAAGGAAGAAGCGCGAATTAAAGATGTAGATCCAGATGGGGATTTTGTTTTTTTTACGCTTCCAAAGGACGAATGCAGGTTTTTAAGTAACAAATACGGACGAAAAATTGTCCGTGGACCGATCAATCGAGGTGAATCATGGCACAAGCCATCCCCTGGGTAATTGGCGCGACCGTTGGCGCGGCCTTAACATCGAAAAAGCCTTCTGCGCCGCCGGCACCGGATTATGCTGCGGCCGCGCAACAACAGGGTCAAGCGAACCTAGAAGCTGCTCGGCTCCAGGCGCGTCTTTCTAATCCCAACATTGCGGGTCCGCTTGGTGGGCAACGGGTCACGTTTGGTCGAAATGTGTTCGATCAAACCGCCTACGACAAGGCGATGGCGGATTACAACAAACAGCTCGAGGCATACAACGCAGCTCGCACAGCGGGTCAGCCGTACACCCCGCCAACCGCCCCGAGAACCGGCTTGCCGGGGGGCGGGGTCATTGGTGGCCGATTCGACCAGGACGATCGCGTACAGCCAGGATTAGAAGATGACGAGCAGATGCTGTACGGCCGTTTTCCTGGTGCGAGAGGCGGGCTACGGTTTGACCCGACAACGGGTATGCCAATTGCTCCGACGAAAGAGCAGTTCACAACGCAAGTCGACCTAGATACGCCATTTATTGAGCAGTATCTTAACCCCGAAGCAGAAGCAGCGATTAAGGCGCAGCAGCGGGTTCAAGAGCAATACGCTCGACTCGGCGAAAAAGCGTTTACTCAAATTGCCCCGCAGTTTGAGACACCGTTTCGGCCAGATCTTCCCGATATGGCGACCTCAATTTCGGGGTATCGCCAGATCGGCGAAGCGCCTGGACTTGCAACCGGATTCCGCACAGGTTTTCAGCGCGAAGCTTTGCCTTACGCGCCAGATCTTGGAATGTATGGTCTTGCTGCGGGAGGACCTGAAGGCGGTCAATACGGCATGGCGGCTGGTGGCCCGGCCGCTCCTGGGCAAATTGTTGGGGCAAACCTTGGCGGATTAGGCGGTGTTGGATATGGCCCGAGAGAAGGGCAATACGGTTACGCGCAGGGGTTTGTCCCAGCACAGCAGCTGCAGGAGCGGTTAGATTTACGCGGGTTGACGGCGATGCCGACCGGCGCGGGCATGACCGCCCAGCAAGCCATTCTTAGCCGTTTATCGCCCGAGCTTACGCAGCGCCGAGCCGCACTCGAGAACCAGTTAGCGAACCAGGGCATCCCTCGAGGCTCTGAGGCATATCGCCAGGCGATGACAGAGCTTGCTCAACAGGAAAACGATCTTGTCACCCAGGCTGCATTGCAGGGCATCAACGTCGATGCGGCAATGCGGGCGCAAGGGTTCCAGGAAGCGCAGACCCAAGCTGCTTTGCTCAACCAGGCGCGGCAAGCGACGTTTGGAATGGGCACAACGCAGCTGGGTCTTTATAACCAGGCTCTGCAGCAAAACCTGGCGCAAGGTCTATCCGTCCAGGAAGCGCAAAATCGCGCACAGGCGCAGGACTTCCAGCAGCGACTTGCCGCGGGTCAGTTTGGTCGCGAAGCGCAACAGCTGGCCTTTACGATGGGCCAATCGGCAGAAGAAGCTCGAAATCGCGCTATCGCACAAAACTTTGCACAGGCACAGGCCGCACAACAAGCGGCCAATGCAGCCCAGGCGCAAGCATTCCAGCAAAGAGCGGCAGAGGCAGAGTTTGTGCGATCCGGCCAGCTTGGCTCATTCCAGACGCAACAGGCCGCGCAGGAAGCTCGAAATCGTGCGATCGCGCAAAACCAGGCTGCGGCGATGCAGCAGTTCCAGGCGGGTATGGCTCGCCAGGCGCAGGGCTTTGGCCAGGAGATGGATCTGACGGGCCTGTACAACCAAGCGCTTTCGGCTCAAAACCAAACTGCGTTGCAGCAATACCAGGCAGAGATCGCCGCTCAAAATCAGCAGTTCCAGCAAGCTCAGGCAGCGGCAGCGTTTGCCAACGCGGCGCGTCAGCAATCGTTCCAGGAACAGGCCGCGCTACGCGCACAGCCGCTCAACGAGATCGCTGCGCTCATGGGCGGATCTCAGGTGCAGATGCCACAGTTCCAGGGCTACCAGGGCGCTGCGGTGGCTCCGGCTCCAATCTTTGCAGCACAGCAAGCTGCAACTCAGTACGCACAACAAAACTATGCGAACCAGGTTGCGAATTACAATGCAACGGTAGGCGGTTTGTATGGGTTAGCTGGAGCGGGCATTTACGGACTAGCAAGTAGACCGCCAGGCCCTTAATAGAGGAAAAAAATGAATAGTCCATATCAAAGCTATACCACTCCCCCGCAAGGCATGGGTCGCGGTCAGCGATTGGCGAAGATGTTGCAGATGCAGGGCCAGAGCCAGCAAGTGAGCAACAACGCAGGGGCGCAGACCGATATGCAGTATTCACCGCCGCAGAACGCAGCGGATCTGAACGGGACTCCGCGACAGCAAAGCCGATTGTTTGCGGGTAAGCGCCCGATGGCGCGATCGCCTGGGTTGATGACCCCTCAGGGCGGACCCGATAGGAGCAATTACGATGGTGAATAATCCTTACGTTTCATTCGCAACTGAAGATCCGTATCAAAAAGCCGCTCGAGAAGCGGAGCAACGGGCACAGCTTGCGGAACTGATGAAACAACAGGC